TCGTCAGTGTCTATTACCGACCAAAACTGCGGCGCCCCGCTAGACGTGCCGGGCATACCAAACAAACCGCGTTGTGTCCCTGGTTTTCCTATCTTCATCCACCATGAAAGTGTCCAAGTGCGCCTATTTCCGGCAGTGGTGACAGTTCTACTAAGTGATGCCGAATCCGCTGAGTTAAACCGCAAGCTCCTGCTGATTTGATACGCGGCAGGTGCAGCAGCCGAACGAAGCAGCAAGGCGTTTGCGTTTCCGGGAACTCCCATGATTTAGCTGATGTTGGTGATCAGAGTAGCTGCGATGCTCGTGCTGCTTCTTACTGTGTAGACCAGAACATCAACGGCTGAGGCAGTAGTGGTCAATGTAGGTGCGGTGCCACCAGAAAAGTCAAAATTACTGCCAAAGGCAAGTGTTCGCGAACCCGTTCCGTCCTGCGAAATAAAGATTGCACCGCTAGCACCAGCGGTCAGGTTGGTCGGGTTGGCAAGTGTTCTCGACCCCCCGAGCGTGACCGAAAAATTATTTGCCAAACTGAAATCTGGGGTAATCGTGGCGCCATCGGTCAACGCAGAAATTGTTCCACGTTGTTGGGCGGTAAAACTCTGAGCGGTGTTGGTGACCGCCACATTTGTGATGGCGCCAGTGCTGCCGTTGACGCTAAGAACGCCGGTGTTGGCGACTGCGGTGCCGGTGACCGAGATGCCCGAGCCAGCCGTGACCACCGTGATGTTGGCGGTGCCGTCGAAGCTGACGCCTTGGATGTTGCGGGCTGTCTGCAGTGCAGTCGCGGTGCTGGCATTACCAGTAAGGGCTGCAGTAACCGTTCCAGCAGTGAAGTTGCCGCTGCCGTCACGCGCCACAATCGCGCTAGCCGTGTTGGAACTGGTTGCTGTAGTGGCACTATTGCTGACCTTGCCGGCAGTGCTAATCGTGTCGAGCTTGGTGTCGGCAATTGCAGCACCTGAGGCAATATCCGCATTGACGATGCTGCCGCCAAGCGATAATTTGCTATAGGCGATTGCAGCGCCGGCTGAAACATCGGCGTTGACGATGCTGGCGTTGCCCGACAATAGAACCGTTCCGCTCTGGTCCGGGAAAGTTGCGGTTCGATCTGCCGTGGGATCAGTGACCGCCAGCGTCGTCTCATAAGCGTTGTCAGTTGCGCCCTCAAACACCAAGCTGCCGGCGGTGCCAATCAAGATCTGGCCTGTAACCGTGCCACCTGCCTTGGCCAGCTTTTCGTCGTCCAGCTCCTGAATTGCTGCTTGAACGTTGGTGGATGCAATGCTGCCGTATGGCGTAAAGCCAACGTTCAAAGCGACCACTGCAGTGATCGTGTCGGACACGTCCAACTTGATGTAGCTGGATCCGTTGCTCAGCAGCAGGTCAGGCGGTGCCAGTGAAACGGTCGGTGCTGGACTTGTGCCTGTACCAGCAGTGCTGACCACCACGTAGTAGCGGTTGTTGGCGGCAGCAGCGGCAGGAAGCGCCGAGCCAGTCACAAAACCAGCGGCAGTACCGTCAGCGGTAACCGAATCCAGCAGGTTGGTATTGGCGTTATAAGTGCCAGCTAAGACGATTTCACCGGCACTGATGCCGACAGGCTGGAAGACGTTGCCGTCCCAAAGATACAGCTCGCGGTTGAGGGGATTGAAGAAGAACTGACCAATGTGGTCAGCTACGGGCTGGGTTTCACCGAATTTCGAGACGGCATAGTTGGCGAGTTTGGCGCCCGTGATGGCACTGTTCCCGATCCGTGCAGCGTCCAGCGTGCCCGTGGTCAGTAGCGTTGCTGAGTGATTGGGAATGTCGGCGTCAGTAAGCGTCGTGCCGGTGCTGACGTGCCCTTGGCTATCAATGGTCACCTTGGTGTAGGTGCCAGCGGTTGCGGTATTGCTGTGGTTAATGGTGCCGACACCATCTACGGCAAGACCTGTGCCAGGGACAACAGCGCCTTTGGTGCCAGAAGTGGCGGCAGGAAGATCGGCGGCGGTGATTGCGCGACCTGCTGTTACTAGACCTTTGCTGCTGTAGGTGACAACGCTGTGGGTACCACCGCTAGCGGCAATGTCATTGTCGATCTCAAGTTGCGTGCCATCAACACGCAGACCCTCGCCGTTGACGCTGACCGCACCTTGAGCGCCAGAAGCGGCAGTTGGCAGGTCACCGCTTGCGATGGTGCGGTAGGTAACGGCGCCAGCTGCTGCGGTTGGACCGGCCAAAAATTGAGCGGCGCTAGCAGTGTTATCAAGCGTGGCGCTGATCGTTACATCACTGCCGCTGGTGGTAACAACGATGTTGATGGTGCCAGCCGTGCTGCCGACAACTGCGCCAACAGAGCCAGCAGCTTTGAAGCTCACCCATGAACTGCCGTTCCAGACATAGGCAAGGTTGCCGTCATCGGTGTCGATTGCGATTTGACCGATGAAGGCGCCGCTAGCTGGAAGGCTGGTAACGAGGTCAACGGTTGATTCGTCCGCCAGTTTTGCGGCGGTTACCGCGTCGTTCTGGATCTTGACGGTCGTAACCGCGTCGGTTGCCAGTGAGGCGGCGACAATCGAGCCAGACCCAAACAGCACTTTGGCGCTGGGGATGGTGGCGTCGGCAATCAGCGTGGTGGCATTACCCACCAAGTCGGTCACCGTGATTTTTTTGGTCTCACTTGCGGAGACATCAACAATCGGCAGAAGGTCGCCGGCGGCTAGGTTCGCACCCGCTAGGGCTGTTAGTTCGCTAATCCGAAGGTCAGCCATCGCGCCTAAGCCGACAGGTCACTGTTACCACCTAGCTTAGCCGGCTCACGCAATGTCTTCTTGCAACAGCGAAGCTGACGAATCTTGCTCCAAACGAATATCACCGGCGTTCTCTTGGAGCACCTTGTCGGATGGCGTGGTACGTGCCAACAGACGGATGGGGCCGGTTGTTACAAAATCTGCGCTAATCTGAACGGCATCTTCAACAGAAAAATTAACTCCAGCCTGTATAATAACACCATCAATTTCGTACCAAATTTCGTCATCAAATGTCGTTTTACTACCGTCTTCGTTGCCGACTTTTAGATAAAATTTGGCGCCAAACTTAGATCCCACTTCTGTACGAACAGCTAACTGGAGCAGGTAATTTGCTGATTCGGCGGTTGTTTCCTTTGCGTAGGTGGGCAAGTAATCCCAGTACGCCCGAAAATTACCGCTGCCGCTAATCAGGCTGGAATACTGCGAGCGAAATTCGTCGCCCAATGCAGTGGTATCAACGGCTTCGCGGGTTGTATTCAGTTCGAAGTAAGTGCATTGCGCCAAAATGCGAGGCACAAGATTGACGATACGAACAGCAATCGGAATATCAACCGCAATCGAAATCAGCACAATCGCTTGGTTTTGTTGACCATCAATCGCTTTGTCAAATGTGTCGTACAGACGGATACCGCCCAGTTCATCAACGTGGATATACCAGCTGCCGGCACTCTGAACAGCATTAACAACCCAGCCGCTTGCAGCAACAAATGCGAGGTTGGCGCCGTTGGTGCTACGGATCTCAATTTGATCGCCGCTATGTAGAAATCCGGTATCAAAATCAAAGCTGAACCGGCGGCGGCTGGTATTAACGTCGCCCGGATTAACAATGGAAGTCTTTTCGGCAAGCTCCGAGCTACGCCGCAACTCCACCAGACCGTAACTGCCGAGGTAGACGCTCATTACAAAGTCGCGGCGGTCAACGCGCCAGTGCCTTGGAAGCTGATTTGCGCGGACACAATTTCGCCCACGGATGTACCAATCGAGGCGCTGGTGATATACGCGGTCAATGTTACGTCACTATTGCTTAGGTCACCAACCAGGCGCAAGGTCAAGGTCACCGTGTCGCTGCTGGAAACACCGGATGTTTTGACCAATTTGCGAAGCAGTGTACTGGCATCGTTGGTATTATCGGTGTCAACGTAGTACAGAAGACTGGCGCTGCCGCTGAAACTTTGCACGCCGGGCACGTAACTGCGTTGCGCGTCACCAAGCGTGGTTGATTCCAGTGTCTCCAAGTCAGCTTGGAGCGTCCAACTGGTCACTTTGACCAAGGTGTCGGAGCCAAGTAGCAGGCGTCCGTCGCGTCCGGTAAAAATTTTAGCCATGGTTACAGTTTAGAGAACTCCAATCAGCTTGACCCGCACACTGCTAACACCCGGACGGATGGCAGTAACCTGCGGCGCTTCGGCATAACGCCACGCATTTGCGCCAGTCACGTCAAGCGCAGTGCTGCTGCCACTCCAACCGGAACGGACATTGGAAGGCACGGTGAAGGTCTGGAATGTGCCTTGCACCTCGTCAAAATGCGTCAGAAATAAGCCGGCGTTGGTGTCAGTAATGTTGTCGTAGTTGAGTTCCAGCGACATGTTGGTGCGCTGACTGCCGTACAGAATGCGCGTTTCCGAACCTGACTGGGATCGAAACGTCTTGATCGGATAGTCACCCGGATTGAAATTGCGTCCGGTCGGTATCAGCGTGGGGAAGGCCATCAGTTCTCAAAGGTGTAGCGGCTGTCGGTGACCAGATCCTGTGCTATCAGACTAGAGAGGCTGCTGTCGCAGGGATACTCCGAAGCCGTGATTTGCACTGATCCCTCCCCATCCAAAGTCAGTTGCTCCACCATGTAGACGTTTTGGGATGTTGTGGTTTCGCGGATCGTAAAAACGCTGCTCCATAATGAAGTTTGGGTGACTCTCCCGTTTGCCACGCTCATCGTTCCATCCAGCACATCATCGGTGCCGGTCTTGTAATACGTGATGTTGTAGTTGCCGTTGGCAATGGTGCTGGCACTGGTAATAAAGCCGTCCGCGTCAATAGTGCCGTTGCGTGCTGCGCTGTATGGGCTGGCCTCGGTCACAATTTTGATGAAGTCTCCTGGTGCCAAATCCATGCCGTAGGGCGTTGTTTTTAGGCGGACCGAGTGGGTCACACGCTTGCGGATAGACAGGAAGAATTTGCCCACCAACTTGGCGTGATCGCGGCTGGTGCAATAGCTGGTCAGGTCGAATGATTCAACAGGCACGTAGTCAGCGGAGTCAGCCCAGCGCACACCCAAGGTGCGTTCTTCTGGTAATTGGTTTCTTGTTTCTTGGCGATACCGCAGGATGGCTTGGAAGTCTTTGCGTTCCTCTGATGGCAAATATTCCAACTCAAAGGAATCCTCAAGGATGTTGCCTGAGGTAAACAGGGCTTTGATGACTACTGGACTGGTGCTGATTGCTCCTGCTGAGGTAGTTGGCACCGCTGGAAGCAAGCCGAATTTGCCGTCAGCAATGATGAAATTGCAGAGGAAATACGGGGCCGTGTCTGCAATGTATTGACGAAGGTTTGTTGGAGCAACGATAGCTCCATTGAAAAATAGTCTGTTGGCTTTCAGGAAACGAGCTGTTGTTACAAACGTGGTCGTGTTAATCAGGCTTGGGTTATCTGGCGTCATGTTTAGCACCCGTCCCACGCCTGCCGTTTGATCGGTCAGTAAATGGAAGATCAGATCGCAATACAAATTGCTGGGACCGATGCTGTTGTTGTCGTCAGGGTGGAAACGCTTTACGGGACAACCGTTGGCAAGCCAGACGCGGATTTGATCCAGTGAGGCAAAATTTCGGCTTGCTTTGAGGGACAGACCAGCAACTGTGGTTTGGTCGTATGTCGGCATGACAGTGTTGGCCACCATTTCGTTGACATAAACCACCGCGTGTTCGGATGAACTGTTGTTTGATTTTTCAATGAGATTGCCGTAAAAACTTACGTCAGCAAATTGACTGGAGCCTTCAAACGCACGTTCAGCACTGATTAGTCCAGTGGGTAGTCTGGTTTGAGCAATCGCGGTAACGCGAAATTGAGCGCCAACTGATGTACCCGGTGTGCGGAATGGATTGCTGTTACTGATAGTGGAATAAACATTAAAGCGGTCATCAATTCTCCACAAATTTTGAGATGTTGGTGCTGTTTGGACAACCGTTATGGTCGGGTCATTCCATAAAACAGTGACACCAGACCAATGGCTTGGGTTGGAATATGTCGTTGATTGCAGTGTTAATTGGATTGTTTTTGTGCCATCCGTAAAGTTAATGGCTGCACTGGTGCCGGTGCCCACGGCAAAATTGCGAGCTGGGCCAAACAGTTCTTCGTAAAAACCTTGCGCACGCCCTTGAACTTCGGTAACTGTTCTGATGCCTGCGATTCGAAGGACGATGCTGCTAGATGCAATCGGTCCACCAGGTGCGTTGATGTATGGGTTGCCAGGACTGATGGCTCGCGTGATTGTGATTTGTTCGTTGAGGGTCCAAGAACCAGTAGATGAAACAACCTCGTATCTGGTTATGTCCCACGTAAATGCTTGACCGCTATAATGTCCTATTCGCGCAGTTTTAGTTGCTGTGTAGCGAACAATGATGGTCCGCGCACCAATAACCTCCTCCGCTGTCGCCGTAGCCGTACCACCAGCTGAAATGGGAGAGGAGGACGGATTGCCAAATATCTGCCATGCAAATGACGCCATGCGGCCATCAGTGACCGTACCGGGCAGGGAGAAAATCGAGACGAAACTTAGGCTGCTTGGGTAAGTGGCGCCAGCTTCCTCTTCCGGGAAGAACTTAAAAACTTCAACGGCACTCGGATAGGTTGGAAGGCTGGTTCCGATTGCTCCGGGAGACGGTTTATTCAGCAACTCAATGTTCTGCTGTAAGTCGGTCTTGAATACTCTGATAGCTGAGGCAGTTACGGTAAAGCGTCCGTAACGCGTATCTAGATTGCTGCTCAGCAGCGAGCCTGTTGAAGTGGCGTTGAGTAGCCAAAACTCAGCTGTGTTGCTTGAGTTCCGCATATCCGCCCCATTTTTGGGGATGAACTTGAACTCAAACTGTTGGGTTGTTGGATGCTTGAAGCGGATATAGTTGTATTGATCGACGGGTTCGTTGCCGACAACTACAAAACGCACATTGAGATCGGTCCATGCAAAGGCATTGCCGTTGGCATCAACACCAGCCGGACGGACAAACATCGTAAAGGATGACGAACGCCGAATGTACTTATTGATGCTGCCGCTTTGTAGGTTGATGCGGTTTAACTCAGACTCAAATAGCTCGGTCGGCGAAGGTAGGGACTGGAAGTTGCAGATGCCGTTCAGGCGTTGGAATACTTGACTGCGGATGCCGATCTCGGTTACATCGCAGGCTCTTGTATTGCGAACGCTGGCAATGTCACAACGCAACAGCGGGTAAAAACTGGGGCCAATAAAGTAGGGGCCGCTTTCGGTGTCAGTTAGATAGTTGCGTGCCAACACTGCGTTTGATACCACGCCAATTAAATTACGCCCCAAGATGTCGATACATTTCAGGGTGACAATTTGTGGTCTTCTATCTTCTGAACGCCAGATAGCGATTGAGCGAGCTGTTACTTGCCACAATGTGCGCCCAATCATGAACAATTCGCCAACCTGCAGAGCGTTGTCGGCGGCAATTCGCTCTTCGTTCAGCGCACTATTGATGTCGTCAATCTTGACGTTGCCGTCTGCATACAGCGTGTCAGACAGTTGCGCTTCTGAAATCGTGAATTGGATTGTGTCGCCAATCGAAACTGACCGCTCTTGATAACCGACAGAATCGGAAACGGTGGTGCCGTTGTGGGAGGTAACACCCATCCTGCGGCTGTAGTTTCGCCCTGTGCCGGGCATCCCTGACTCACGGATTTTGACGGCATTGTCTAAACCGTTGTTGTCGCCCGTGATCTTGACTCGTTCCAGCAGCAATGTGTTGCCGGGGTCATCAACGACACCATCAACGCGAGGGAACGCAACGATGCGCCAGTTGACTCGGTAGCCGGTGCCGTTGGCGATTGGGGCGTAGCAGCCAAATTGTGCGTTGTTGGTCAGGCTATGGACAGAGCTGAAACCTGTGTCAACCTCACTGACACGAGTGGGGCAACTAAAAATGTCGTCCTGTGTTTCGGGGTCGCCTGTAGCGCCAGCAGCCCTCGTGCCGTACAACAGGTTGGATGCTTTGATTCGGCTGTACCCCGAGGTGGTGCTGCTGCCTTTCCAGTAGAACGCAAAGGTGTTTGAGTAAATCGTTGAAAGTGCGCCGTTTCCAACGAAGATGCCCTCAAGGTTTGGCGCAGTTATGCCGCCATAGGTGCCGTTGTGGGAATAGCCTTGTTCGCCTACAACAAACAGCAGCTTGACACCCTGTTGAGTGCCGTAAGAGAACATCCGGCTCCACACGAGCTTGGGACTGACGAGGATGCCGCCATTAGCGTCGGTGTAGCGCCCAAAAATGATTGAGATCGGATCGCCATAGTTGGCGAGTTCTGCTTGAGAGTCGAAGCCGGTGGTAGGTGAAAAACGAGTGGAACCTGTAAGGCTGTCCAGGGCTTGGTTCTGAACAGATACGTCGCGGGCGCCAGGTGCAGTGAAAGGCTTTGGTTTAGGGGTTAGTAAATATGAAACCGCTGTACTGGCTGCGCCAATTACAAGGCTGACAATGATGGCTGTTGCTGTCGCATCACATTGAATATCTGGGATCAGTTCGTATTCAGCCGGTCTGATGCGGCCACGGCGTTCGGCTTCAGCCGTAAACCTCCGATACTCCTCTTCACTACAGCCGATTATTTCAATAAGCTGCCTCTCGAACGGAAGCAGTGGCAACCGTTGAAGTTTTGCGCCGAAGTCCATGCGACTTTTCGCAGATGCCGGTTGATGTATAAAATCCCGGTCTGCCATACGACGCCAAATGCCCAAGTCTCTTGGGGAATCAGCAGAACGTCTCCATCGTACTCGGGACGCTCGATACGGCGACCCCACGACAGCAGATCCCTTGCAATTTGGCGTGTTGTGGCTGTGTACCAGCCTTGATTAAACGGCGGGGCGTCAATCTCAAGACGGTGCAAGACTTCGTACACCACATGGATGCAATCAATTTCCGCCTCAGTACCGTCAGCGCCAAGTCGATACGGACGCCCAACTAGGTCACTGCAGTCGCACACCGCTGGTAACTGGGATGGCGCCAATGAGGCGTTGGGTCAGGCGTCGCAAGGGAACATCAGCGCCAACTGCATCCAAAACTGTGCTGAGGGTCAGGCTGACCTCCGTTTCGTTCCACTGGCCGCCTGCTGTTTGTCCGTAATACTCGTGGAGCAGATTAAAGCTGGTGCGGTCGTCGGGATCCAAAATCATGACGCGGACATGCGCTAGCCAGCGATTTTCGATTGCTTCCACAGCCCACGCACGGGTCAAGGCGTTATTGGGAAAAACCAGTGTTGCCTCGGTATTGTCGCCAGTGCGATTGACCGTGACACCCGAAAAGCCAAACGGTGCAAAGTTGTACCCGCTGTTTTGGTATGTAATCGTTTCTCCAATAAAAAAGTTTTGGAATTGCTGGCGGGTTCTAGTGCTTGCTGTAAATGTCAGCAGGTTGCCGATTGCTAGTTCCATTACATCCCAAGCCGCTTACGGGTGCCGGTAGACATTTGCAGCCTACGCAAGGTGCGTTGTTCGCCTTGGGCGGCGCCTTGTTGGGCAGCTTGTTGCATACCTTGCTGGAATTGGTCGGCGGTCACGTAATCCACGCTGTTGATGCGCTCCACCGTGTAGCGAACATCAATGGCGCCCGGAGCCAACGTGGCGGTGCCGCCCATGCCGCCTTCACTGTCGCCTGCGGGAATTACGGCGGATCCACGGGCACCGGCGGCGTAGCGATTCATGGCGCCACGCATCTTGCTGGCGGGAATGACGTACTCAGATTCACCAGCTTCGCCAATCAAGGCATTGGTTGGACCTGTGACGAAGCCGCCTTCGGCAAAACCAAGGGCTGTGGGATCTCCACCAAATGCTCGCGCTAAGTGACTAAATATGCCTTTTCCATCTTTTCCGCCTAAAGCGCCAAAGGCTTGAGCCAAAGCGTAAAAGATTAACATTTTGCTAACAGCCTGAAGTATTTCTTGCCCGATATTTGCCAAAGCTTGTCCAAGGTTTTCCGTTGAACTGGTAACCGCGTCAATAGCACCGCCAACACCATTGGCAATTTGACTACTAATCCCTCCGTATAAAGCATCCAGAGCCTGTTGTTCGGCCTTGATTGCCTTGGCTTTCTTTTGTGTTTTATCAAGTTCTTGATTGGCTAAACGATAAGCAGCCACTTGAGCATCGGTTACACCTTTGTTGGCCTTTTTAAATTCCTGAACTTTTTGCTCAATCTCAACCTGCCTGCGCCCCTCTTCGGTGAGCTGACCTTCTAATGCAATTTGATTGGCAATGTCAGTCATCGCCTCTTCTATTGCCTTGGTACGATCAGCCTGAAGCCGCTCTAGCTCAGCCGCTGTTTGAATACCAGACGCCTCAATTTGAGATTGTGCATTGCTAAACAATGCCTGCTTTTCACGCTCACTGGTAACACCTTCAAGTGATTTTTGATATTGCTGCAAGATTTGCTGATTTCGTTCTTCACCTTGCAAACGAATTGCCAACTGCTGATCACCAGCAATTTCAGCCTGTGCAATTTTGCCGCGTATAAACGATAGTTGTTTTGTGGATTCGGTTTCCATGCGAATGCCACGAATACGAGCTTCAAGTTGAGCGCGTTCTTTGGCAGCTCTTTTGGCATCTTTATCATCTTCTTTAGAGCTACCACCAGAAGGCGCCAGCAATGCAGGAGGAGCGCCATCTGGAACAGACGGAGCGGTAGGCGCAGCAGCCACGCCCATGCCGGAAGTTACCAAGGATTTTCTTAGACGCTCACGATATTGCTGAACTTCAGCATCCAATGGATTTGCCGCACGTGGACCAAATCTCATTCGGGTTCTTCTATTTGCCTCTTGATATGCCTGCGCTTCAACGCCAATACGCTGTGCATTATTTAAACGTTCAATCAGCGCATTGACACCATCAATTAAGAACTTGAATACGGGTTCAAAAAATTTGCCAATATTTTGAGCAAGACGCTGGAAGGAATCTTGCAGTGTACTAAGTTTGCCGTTAAGGGTATCGCTTTGAGCAATGGCGCCATTGGCATACTTTCCACCAGCATCAGTTAATTTCTTTAGCGCATATTCAACAGATGCCGCACCAATTTGACCTTTTTGAAGCGCCTTCTGAAATTCATCGCCACTTAATTTGTATTCATCTTTAAGGATTTTTTGCAGCGCAACACCACGCTCTTGGAACTGCAGCAACTCCTCACCCTGCAACCTTCCTTTGGCTTGAACTTGTCCATACGCAGTAACAAGACCCTGAAGCTCTGCGCCGGTTGCACCACTTACATCAGCAAGGCGACGAGTGGTGTCAACAACATTTTCGGTGGCAACACCAAACGCCTGTAAACGCTTAGCCGCATCAATTAGCTCGGAACTTGTAAATGGTGTAACTGCTCCAAGATCCTGAAGCTGTTTAATAATCTGTGTTGCCTTTTGTGCGCTGCCAGTCAATACCTGGAGGCTTTTGGCTTGGCTTTCGACTTCTGCGGCTTGAGTAAATACTAACTTGATCGCCTGAAATGCGGCATAAGCCTTAACAAGGCGACCAACGGTATTGCCAAGACTGTCAAACGCTCGCTCAGTTTGCTGTGCTTGGCCTTGTACGTCACGCAGTTTTTGCGGTACGCCACGCGTATCAAGATTGAGCGCAACGTTGGCGACGACCGACACGACATAACCCTTTTGCTATCAGCAGTCTACCGCCGGCGCTTCATTTGACGTTCCTGCTCCTCGTTTTGCAAGTCAAAATAACTGCTCCACAGCAGTAACTCTTCCAATGTCAACTCGTTATTCAATCGCGCCAGCGTATAACCCAACTCCTTGGCAACCCCAAGCTGCAGCAGCAGCAGGTTGTCTTTCTTGAGTTCAGCTTTTAGTGCTTTTCATGTCAACAGCCTGCTCCTCTTCTGGATTGGTGATAATTGCCAGCATCAGAGCTTGAAGATCCGCATCCATCACATCGTTTTTTAGCTCAGCAATTTCGCCAGCCTGAAACAAGCGTTGTCCAGCATTGTCAACAGCCTTGGTAACCAAAAGGTTTAACGCAAAGCCATTAGGGTCATCGCCTCCAGGCATCTTCTGCGCCCGCTCACGCTCTGCCATGGTCAACGCAGTGGCGTAAAACTCAAACTCACTGCCGTCATTTAATTTGACCACTCGTTTAATCGGGGTCAGATTTGCTGCCTTTTTCAGACGCGCCAGAGCAGTTGAAATTGGTACGGGCATAAAACTTGGTCGTTCGTTATTATTTTACGCACAAAAAAGCCCCCAGCGCAACCTGAGAGCTAGAAAACGCAACCGAATCCACCAATTAAGCAGTCGTGCTGAAATCGAAGGTGGGGACGCCAGCGGGGCGGAAAGTAATCTCTACCTGCTGTGCATCGTCAGGATTGATGTTTAAGCTCGCAGTTAACAACACCGCATCCATTGCAATGCTCCGGCTCAGCGCCTCAGTGCTTTGCTTATCGGTGTAAAGCTTAAAAGCACACCCGACTTGCTGACGTTGCAGCACGTCTTCAACCATACGGTTAGACAGTGCGCTGTCTTCATTGGTGACATAGATGGTGGCAGAACCATTGCCATCAGCGAAACCCGGAATGTAGGCACGAAAAGGCGCATATTGACCAGCGGTTTGACCGATGGTGGTTACGTCAATTTCAGCACGGTTGATTTCAAACGACCATGACTGCACTTGCCCAACTGCGTCAAAAGCGGCATAAAACACTTCAAACTCATTGGGCGCTACAGCGGTGCCATCATCAGTGATGTTGACTGCCGCACCGCCTGAAGTTGCCGAAACCTGCAACGCCCCAGTGCTAGCCGTGTAAGCAATCACGTAATAGGTTGTGCCAGCAGAAAGACCAGCCGGCAAAGTGCCAGAACCGGCTGCGCCTGTTTGGCTATTGACAACCTGGAATTTCACTGGATCGCCCACCTTGAAATTCAGGTAGGTTTCAACGGTGATGGTTTCGGTGGAAGTATTCACGCCAGACTCACCGAAAGTTCCGGTGGTGCCAGCGGGTTTGTAATAGAGGGCGCCGGACGTACCGGACAAGACAGTGACAGCCATGTTGTGAACGGTAGTGGCTGATCATATTCTAGCTTTGTTCAAATGCCTCGAAACTTATGGAAACCTGCGCTTGGTAAAACCCTTCTGGCGCAGCAGGTTCAGAGGTACGCGGACCATTTGCAGGGTCAAAAATAATATTTTCAAGCTGCAAACGTGAAAACAAATCAATGCACCGTTGCGCAATGGTAAAACCTGCGCCGGGGCCCTGACCTCTTGGTGTAAAGATATTGAAAAGCAATACACCGTTGCGTCGATCAAAGCCAGTGCCAGTGCCTCGACTGCTAGTAGTCAAAATCGTCAGATATGCAGAATCACCCCAAATAATTTGTGACTGAATCCAACTGGCATTGTTTGGCGGAGTAAAAGGAACGTTTTGATAAGCCACCTGCAAAACAGGCGCAATGGCAAATTCAGTTGCTATACGCGTTTCGATGTGAGAACGGATTGTGTTAAGGCTCATGAGTTTCTCCCAATTCTTGCGGCTTCTTGCTCGACATAGGTTTGAATATCCTTTGCCACTATGTCAAGAAATGGTTCTGTGCGCTGAATACCTTGCCAAGAGGGTGGCAAATTCGTACCGGCAATAACTGGTGCCGCGTAGGGTAGGTTATTAAAAACAGAGCCTCTCAAGGGCTCCAGCGTTCTTTGCCAGTTACTTCTCAATCTGCCGGTATCAACTGGTGTTCTAGCCTTAAGACGTGCTTCAGCCTCAAAAGTTGCTACCCGAACTAAAGTCTCAATTTGTTGGCGGCTGTAATCACCAATGTCACTTATTTTGATTGTACGTGCCATGATTATTCTCTCAGGAAGATTTCAAATACAATCGCCGTATTATCTTGCTCAATTTTATTGACAATAATAATTTGCATGACTCTGCCGCTGACAGTTACTTGATCAGATACTGCTGGCTCAAAAGCTAAATCAGCAGCAGCTATCGTTAGCTTTTTATCGGTGCCTTTGATCAAGTCATTAGCCTCGCGCTCTGAGACAGCTTCAAGTATGCCTCGTATCGTTGTGGAGGTAACGCTTGGCGTTGCAGCACCTGTAGCAGTGTTATAAGCGGCAGTCGTAACCCGGCGGAATGTAACCTCTCCGCCAAACTTTGCTATCAACTTGCTAGCAGTCTTACGCAGCGAGGTGGTTAGCGCCATCAGACTTTATAGGCGACACAC